GCAGATATTCTAGCACTGGAAAGAATTGAGCCAGTTGTGGCTTCAGCAGATGAAAAGGCTTGTTGAATCTTTGCCATTATGGTTCTTTCTGAGGAGTTGGATATTTTGGTCCTTTCTGAAGAGTTGGATATTTTGCAACAGCATCTGCACTTCCAGAAAGTAACGAAGTAGCTACTCCGAATTTTGCTGCTGTCCTTGCTTGCTTGCCTTCCATTAGACCGAGGGTTCTTTGCTGCTCTGAGCTGGTCGTGTTTAACTTTGCTTTGTAAAGAATACTTAGCTCGTCCAGGTCTTCTTGGAAATTCGTATCTTGCAGTAAGTCATTTAGCGATCCACCTGGAAGTAATCCTGAGGCAGATGCCGCTGCTTTTTGACTTGCCCGAATTCTACGGTATTTTTCACGTGTGCGGTCAACATCGTAATCAGCCTGCTGGGACATAGCAGCCTGATTGTTTCGCTCCACTTTTGCATTGTAATCAGCCTGGTCTTCAGCTGCCTTACCTGCTTGATGAGAACTATATGCTGAGACCCCTACACTGACTGCGGTCAGGGCTAGGTAGATAAGTGTTGATGTTTCTACCATTTTGCGTAAATTGCATTGTCTCGACCATCGATCGAGTGGTTATGTAGGATTCCCTCAAAAGTAAAGCCAAGCAGCCTTGCCCACTTGTTTAGCTGATCGGTATTGTTAACATAGATCTGTATGCGCTGCATACCTACGCTAAGCAATTGGTTAGTGAGATCACGTAGAACCTTGATAACACTTAGCGAATACTTGTGTAGTTCAGGGCTTCCCATCAGCCAGCATTCGCCAACCCCTTTCCAAAGTGTAAATAGACCGAAGCAAGCAATTGGAACGTTATTGACCAGGAAAACATAAGAATAAGTTGACATGTCAAGTAACCCCTGGTTATATCCAGGCGTGTCCTCGTTTGAGATAAAATAATACAGGGATTGAAATTGATCAAACAATTCCTGTGTTAATCTTTCGACTTTAAGTGGACTACTCATTGACAATAACTGTTGGCATCAGTGAGAGTATAGTACAAGGGTAGCATTGATCTTGTACAATACAAAATTGCCCATCGTAATTAAAACCTGCGTCATCTCGAAGTTGTACAAAGCCACTAAATAGATTAGGGGACTGGCCTAGAAAGGGCTCTGATTCTACGAATGAAAGTGTGTCACCTGTTTCAGGATAATTTCTCCCATACTTCAATCCAATTGTTGCATGTAATTGAATATCTAATCGCTGGATTTTTTTAAGTTTACCTATTGATGTTCCAAATTGTGAGCCACCCTCAAGAGACAGTGTCTTAATATATGAGGTATACTTTAATCCTACATGGACAATAGATGCAGCCCATTCCAGGGTAATAGCTCCTCCAGTTACTACACGCTCAGGATGCTGAGATCCGTCTGCCATGATAGAAACCGTCTGGCCTTCTAAGTGCGTAAGACCTGTTATCGCAGTTGTAGGGGCTCCGGAGTATGATTTACAGGAATCGAGATAGATCATTCCTACCTTATCTGTATTAGATGAAGGTTGGAACTCTGGAGCAAGATATTCGTGGTAGCGCTTGGTTACTCCATTTATTGTTCGCTTAACTATCATGTAAACCGAATCTTTATTTATAGCATTATTTGGTATGCGACAAATAGATTCAATAAACCCACCAGTTAGCTCGTGTTGTGCCCAAGCAAAAACTTGGTGGTCTTTTTCGTAAGTAAAAGAAAGTAGTTTACCATTTGAACAACATACCCAAACAATACTGTTTGGAATTTGCTGATAGCACATAGCTACAGCGTATCCATTATCACGAATAATGTGCTCTGCTACGACAGTTAAGTCTGAAGCAGTAAAGGAGTCTATTTCAAAGCTATAGGTCATCTCCCGCACAGATACTCCATGCTTCTGGACAAACAGTGTTGCTGGACCAACCTTAATTGGTTGGATATTTTTACGACCCCCATAGGGAGTTTGTTGGGTAATGGAAATGTTTGTTGGTGAAAGTGGATCAGATATATTAGAGGGTTTCACCTGGAACTCTTCTCCTTGTGTACCAATCAGTAGGACAGGGCCTGATTGCATCCATCTGATTGGGTTTACTTCTCCTGTACCAACGCTGAAGTTAATACCGCTCGTATCTAAAACTTCAGCAAATTTATTTGCAGTAGAGAAACTAACAAAGTCGTCGATCATCGACATGGCAACTCTGTTTGGTTCCGCAGGAGTTCCAGCAAAGATGAGGCGCTGCTGGTGAATTGTTACTGCTTGGGGGTAATTACCTACATACCACGCACCCAGTCTCCAGTTAGTAGATTGTCCGCCACCAATAAAGGTTGTTCGGTCCTTAGGATCGAGAGGTAGTGGAGTTCCTAAGCGTACTGCCGCAGTTTTGCTATCTGTTACTGAAGTAATCCAGCCCCAGACATTCTTCTTTCCAATGGTCATTCTGAAGTGGCGCCCTACATCTCTGCCCGCAGAAAACAGAGCCAAAGAAGATGTTAAGGTAGCAGTGATAACATTATCGGTAACAGTAAGAACCCCAGTAGTAGGAACTACATCTGGTGCACGTTGTGAGCCTGCGAGCGTTACGTCGGCACTATACGAAGTTGGTGGCGATCCTATTTGCTCTGGATACGCTTGATGTAAAGTCATATAGTACCACTTATCCTCGATCTTAATATAGGAGTAGTTTGTTTCAGTAGACCAGATAGCTAGGCTAGAGTATGCTTTATCTGATACCCAAGTAATAACTGCTTCCTTATCAATACCAGCAAAATCTACGATATTTTGTAAGGGAATAATGCCTAGTTTTGTTGTGCTAATATACGAAGAAACCTTAGCAATAACAAGTAATCCTTCCTCATAGTATTCTACGTGGGGATCAGGCGTAAACCCGGTATAGATCAAAGTACTGGCAGAAAATTCAGCAACTGTCGATGTTACTATTGCAGTGTGACTATAGTTGGTAAGCTTGAGCGTATTGTTTTTATCCAGATAGTTTACAGCGGCATATGGGCCATCCTGTATTACTGCATCAGCAAGTACCCAATTGGTATCAGAATAACGAGCAAGAGTTTTTGGAAAATGATTCTTGTGGACAATATAGAGCACGTCTCCAGATTGGGTATAGTCGAGGTCAGCTAGCTCTGATTCTAGATAAGTTGATGTGACTACGTACGGAATACCTACTGACAGAACTAGTTCATTATTCTTGAGGAATCTAATCTTGTTTTCACTAAATTCTATAACATAGGCTTCAGCCTCGTTAAACTCAAAAGGAATCTGCCGTGTAAATTTACTGGAGTTTTGAACCTCGGCTACATAAATTGTGCCCATTCTCCTAGTCACACTTCCATGAGGCTGAACTACAAAGTTATGGCATTTAGCTAGCCCGTTCTGATTGCGAGAAATATCTGTACGCCCATAAACAAGTGGGCTAACCTCCCCTGAGGAGAAATTAGTTTTTAGTAGATTTGCTTTCTGTCCCATAATTACGTTCCTGGGTCTCGAACATAGCGGCCTAAACTTGTGCGAGCACCTATTAAGTCATATGATTCGAAAGTAGGTTGTGAGTTTTCTGTTGACTGCACAAATTTTGCCATTGGCATCGTATTCTTGAATCCTTGAAAAGCCTCTGCTCTCGCTGTTTCAGATTCAGTTAAATACCTAGCAAGCATATAGCCAAGATACCACTCAAGAGCTTCTGTGAATAGGGAATCTGCGTTAGTAATGTCTATAGTGTCTTCTACGTACTTCAGATAAATAATATCTGAATTAGCAAGCAAGACGCTACCTTCAACTTTATGTGGACCTGAATAGTCAACAAGCTCAACGATCCGAAGAAGATTGGATGGGAGCTGTAATTGGTAGTCATACTCAAAGGCAGGAGCTTCTGGAAGGGGGGCGAGGATGGTTCTACGAGATGCGAATCCCCAAGGGTATAGCCGCAAAACATATTGTCGAGCCTTACTAAATTCTGAATTGCAAGCCTTAGCTTCCCTAGTCCCTTCGCTTAGAGACTGTATTGTTGGAACTCCGATTTTTAGGAGTGCTCCATTGCAGATTGAAAGGTCAGTTGGCATGGTCTAAAAGGGAAAGCCATGCACGACCAGGGCGACATCCGATCGTGCATGACAGGTTTCTCCTAAGCGATGGCAAGAGAAATTAGTCAACGACGTAGAGAATCACCCCTTGGATCTCAACAGAGTCAGAAGGATTAGCTCCCTCAAACAATGCATAGACTTCGAGTTCTTTCTCAGTTTCGTAGTACAAGTAGGGAGTCTCTTCAAAAAGATCAACCTTACCAGCAGCAGCAACATCCAAATTGGTTGCAAGAGCATCTGGATCATCAGCCACTGTCAGTGCTTTGTCAAGATAGCCGGATCCGTCCAAAGCACGGAGACCGACATCAAGAGTCACTGCGGCACCAAAGGCTCCGAATTTTGCATATCCGCTAATGAGGCGAGCCCCTGCTGGAAGCTGACAGAGACGGACATCGTCGTTCTGAGCAACCACCGCTGCCACAGCATCTCGCGATGCAAGGAATTGGAAGAAAGCCATACGAACACGTCCATAGAGTTCATTCGATTTTAGAGGCGCGTGTCCTTGCGCTTCCCATTGCTTAACTTGTTTAGAATCGTGGCGAGCCATGATATTGATTTATGTGTTGTTTATTGTTGCGATTACTTAGTTTCGTCGCAGAGAACGCGAACGACTTGCTCTTCCCACATACGCGTGGCGCCGAAAGAACCGCACACATAGACTTGCGTCGAGTTGCGCTTATCACGACGAGGTCCGATGTCCGTCATGACCTCATCAGCCACGCCGAGTAGCAGACCTTGGCGTGTCCAAACAGGACAGGAACGGATGTCTCCGGTCTTGGGGAGGATGGAAGGATGGACGCGGATGAACTTGATCCCCATGAAGGTATCGATGGTGCCATTGACTAGAGCCTTAACAGCAGCAGTATCAATGTCAGTCATCTTGTCTTGGCGGAGCATCGAGTTGATCTGCCAGGCGGTAACCGCCATGTAGAGCTCCTCAGCTGCGTCCCAGTCGACTGCTTCCTCAAGATCGAACATGAGGCGGATTTTCCGCAGCTTGTCGATGGTGAGGTTGTAATTACCAGCCCCGCCAGTATCAGTATAGGTAACTGCTACATCCTGGGTTGCAGGGAAGAGGATGCTGGTTTGACCAGTCTTACCTGAATAGGCTGTCGCAAAGGCCGCACGAACAATCTCCTTGTCCATCGAACGACCAAGCGCAAACAC